CTGTGACGGTCAAATTCCCTGATGCGTCTAACTTCATCTTGTTAGTGCCGCCAGTAGCAAAATACAAAACGCCAGATGATTCAGTAATCGTCCAATCACCAAAATCAATTGTCGTGATATTCGCTGTTGTCGATGTCAGCGTTGTTATCGTTCCTGATGTAATTGACCCTGCTTGAGCCAAATATGTACCAGATGCTTGCTTGCCATCCAATTGAGTCTGGATCGCAGAAGTAACGCCATCAACGTAATTCAATTCAGCCGCTGTTGCTGTTACCGCTGTGCCACCAATTGTCAGGGTTGACAGGTTTGGGGCAATCGCAGTGGTTCCATCAAGGAGATCATCGATTGTATCAAGGTTCGTATTGAGCTTTGTTCCCCATGTGTCCTCAGAGGCTCCAACCTCTGGCTTAGTAAGACCATAAGTCGTTGTGGTTGTATCAGCCATGAGTTACTCCTCTAAGCGGCTATTTCTGACCAAGTAATTGATGTCTCAGATATTGTACTCCAAGACTGCTCGCCTACGCTAATAGGCTCCCACTTCTCTCTTGCAACAGCTAAAACGCCTGATGTGACAGAGCTTGCCAAAGAGATGTTCCTTTCTCTCACATAACTTATTGTGATGCTGGATGTTGATTCGACTTGAGCTGCAACATTGATAGTGAAAGCACCGTCCGCCAGGATTGACGCAGATGCAGATGTATTTGCTGACTGCTCTCTGACCCGTTCACAAGACGCTGTATTCGATGATGCGGATGAAGTAGATGCAGATGCATTCTGGACTCTGTTGCCTGTCGCTGTGCTGCTGACAGCGGTTGCAATAGCAATGGTCTGGAGATCTGCGTTATCAAAAACAGCATAGCCATAAGCTCCAGTGCCGTATGAGAATTTATCCGATTCTTTTAAGACAAACTGCTCACCAATGGACGCTGTGCTTGATGTAACGCTTGAGATACCGCTTGCAATAAATGTTGCTGTTGATGATGCGCTCGTTGATGCAGCAACAGATGGTGAAGCAACTCCCTCACGATACCTAACAGCAGAGCATGATGCTGCTGAAGATGCTGATGTTGAAGCAGAAAGGTTGGCTGTAAATCCGCCAATCGCACTCATTCCGCTTGACGCAGATACTGAGATGCTAACGCTGACGACTTTTGATGCAGATGCCGCAACCTGAGATGTTGAAGTCAGGTTAAGAGGAAAAACATCTACGCCATATGATCCAGACCCATAAGCATATGTGCCGTATGAATATTCTCCTTGATCAATGATCGGAGAAGCTGAATACAGCGAATAACTGTATAGGCCAGAACCATAGGCTGACTTTGCCATCTAATTAGTCCAGAGTGATATCAAGATCGCCAGCTGGCACCCTGAATACGTCACCTGTCTCGATTGTTTTCGAGCTGGTCAATGCAGCGTATGCGAGCATATTGCCAGCAGTAGAAGCGTCCCAGACCGCAACATGGCTTACCGTTCCAAAGTTGGCTGTCGCTGTTGCGAATTCAACCGCAGCCGTATTTGATGTGGTATTGCCTGAAGTCGTGAAAGCAACCGATGTGCGGGCATAAGCTGTGCCTGATGTAGAAACCTCTGTGCCTGATCCATCTTCAGCAGGATCTGCTGTATGAAGAGCCAAGTAGAGAGTTGATGGCGCTGTATAAGCAGCTCCGCCAAAAACATGATCCAGGATCTCTGTTTCAAGATAGTTTGAGAATGACATTATCCAAGTCCTCTAATGTTAAGTCTGATTCCAGTGCCTGAATTCTTAACCCTTTCGGATTGTGTATTCAGATTCTGCACAGCAGCAGAATACATTTGCGCCCATACTGCCACCCGAGCATCCTCCTGGAGATAAGGAGCTGAGTGCATCAATGAGCCATAAAGATAAACATCTGGAGCCATTTCGAGCAGCCAGTTGCTTGCATTGCTATCCCCCAGCGAGCTGATCTTCTGGTAATAAAGCAATTCAAAATCAGTGTCTTCTGAAGGGGTGGGATACAATTCGAACTCTCCTCGCACATGGCAATAGAATTCGGGAGTACCAGCCTGATCTTCTTCCTTCGCTCTTCGATCTGCCATTCCAGACAAGCTGATGAGCTGCACGACTGATGTTCCGCCCCCAGTAAGAATTAACCGGATCGTCTCAAGCCAATCTGCTGGGAGCTGCATGAACTGATCACCCTGGGATTGCTGCCCAGATACTCGATCCTCCATCTCCCAATGACGGATGTCCCGATTCATCTGAGCCTCTGCAAGCTGGATAAATGTTGGAATCACCGAATCAAGATCATCGCGGTTTAAGAAATCGCTGATCGTTGACTTCAGGTTTGTATAGTTTGTGATCGCCATTATTCGCCCATCAACTCCTTCGCAATTTCGTCCGCAGACGCACCTGTTCTACCAGCGAGCCTCGCCTTAACGATCCCTTCTACAAGAGAATTGTACTCTGCTCTTTCTTCGTCCGATAGGTTCTCACCTACTTTGTACCTTTCATTCCGCATCTGAGAAGGTGTCATAGCTGCATTATCCTTTGCTTCAAGCGCTGCAATTCTCGCTGCTCTCTGAGTAAACAAGGGTCTCAATGCTATTTTTTCTTCANCACTCAAACCCTGGAACGTGTCNATAATCTTGGTTTGGTCTGGAACGTCTATGCCCACCTTGCCTACCTTCTCAACGTCTTTAACGTCCCTGAATAGCTGCACTTCCTTTGCATCTCGCACAGCAGTTGGGTCAATGTCCTTGTAGAACGCCTCGATTCTGTACTGCTCAACGTTATCAAACTGAACACCGTCGAACCCAGCATCTCTCGCTCTCTGCGGGTCTTGACCTAAATCGTCCCACTGCTTACGCCCCTCGGGAGTGCTGATATCTAATACCTTGAACGGCCCTTGAGCTTTGTAGACAGCGCCTACCGACTGATCACCAAGCTCACCGCGAGTGAACGCTTTAGATAGTAGCGGATCATCTGACGCGCTGATCGCTGGCAAAGCACCAAATTCGGTGCGTTGGCTCTTGTCTACACTCAAGCCCTTGAGGTCTGCGTTAGTAGACCCGTGGTACAAGCTGTCGTATTCAACGACGCCAGGCACATCATCTGCCCGCCTCCCAACGACTCTCATGGCTTGTTGAGCAGCGTTCTTGCCAGCATCAACCATTGCCATTCCTGCTCCGGCTATCTTGTTGCCTGGGATAAAGTTGGAAGCTAGGAGGGCAGCATTTAGGAACGTGCGCTCCTCTGGGTTATTCACCATATTCATAACGTCAGCCGCGATGCCTGTCCCTGCTCCTACAAACGGGATCGGAGAGGTAACCAATGCAGCTTTCTCTAGGAGGCTCATGTTGTCCCAGGTTTGCGTCGCCAGGTCAGCAGCAGTCCCTCCCAGGCTTGTTGCGCGATCCAGGACGCCAGGTGATTCGTTACCTACCGCACCCATGAGATATGGCGTACCAACGTTATCAGGATCAAACGCAGCACCCTCAAGCCTTACAGACTCAGGGCTGACGATGCCGTAATTGGTCATGCCGTAGCCTTCAGTGAGGTCTGTTATTTCATCGCCACCTAAACCCATGCTCTCGGCAACTAAACGGGAGGCTTCATAGTTCCCGCCTGGATCATCGACGTTTTTAATCATCACGCCTGATGCATAGTCAGTATCAACGGATTCGTTTCTGCCACGCAGCCCACTCACATACTGAGCAACATCGTCTGTTGACGTATAGGTTGGGTCACTTGGATTCACGCCTGAGATGTTGATCTTTGTGCCATCAGGCATCTCAATGTTATTCAGTGGGTTCTCTAAGTTCTCCCACATTGAGCCTTCAGCATCATACTTGGCGTAATTCTCTGGATTCACGAATAAGCGATATCCTGCGTTACCCTGCCCAGGATACGTGTCAGCACCTGATCTACCATAACCAGCAGCGACAGCGGGGGAGTCGGATGCCCATAGAATGCTCCCAGGGCGAACTTCAGTCGCGCCTTCAAGGTTTCCTGAATGGTAGACGGGGTCTATGAAATTCTGCTGAACGCGACGAGCTTCACGGGACGCTAAGTCCATCGGTAATTCGCCTGTCGCTATCTTGGTGGCAGTACCACGAGGGAAGCCCATCATCTCAATCTGATCGACAGCGCTTTCTAGAGGTACTTGCTTACTTGATACTGCTGCGACGATTTCGTCCCAAATTGATGCCATATCGCGCCACCGATAGAGTTTACCGAGACTCTATACTACACCAGAAAGGTTCCTGCGAATAGGCTCGCCCCATGAATCGCTTTGCACTCGGTAGCCAACAGCAAAGTACCGCATCGCATCAGAGCCGTGAGACGTCCAATCATGCTTTGGTCTGCCTCGCCAGGTCTTGCCCTTTTCGTCAAAGTCACGCTGGTACTGACGCAGTGCTTCAATCCCTCGATCACACTTCTCAGCGTCAAACCAGCAGCGGTCAAGCATCATCCGCACCTGTTGAATACCATCGTCAACCATAAGTTTCGGAGCGATCTCAACAGGGCGAACGCCCAGGCTGTCTAATGTTTCCAGGCGAGACTTCCCAGTACCTAACTCTTTGACCTGAACGTCATGCGGGAGGATGTGGTAGTCGTATGCATAGCCCTTGTCCTGTAAGACCTTTGCATAGTGGTCTAGACCAACCCCGCTGCATTCATAGTAATCAATCGCGTGAAAGTCACCGTTTGGCATTGGCTGCATGAACCAAATGGCGGTGCTATCTCCAACACCTAAGTCCCAGGCGGTGATCACGCCAATCGTTTTGTCATAGCGGACAGACGTAATTCGATCTTCAGTCGTTGCAGCCTTCATCTCAGTGCCGTAGTAAGCCCCCGCAATTGCTGCCTCAAAGCTGCACTCAAACTCTTGTTCGTACCGATCCTCACCCATGATCTTCCTGGCTTCATCAAGCTCATCATCTGCCAGGTAGTCAGTCTCCGATGCCTTATGCATCGCGCAGTACCAAGAAGGGTCTTGCTGCGCTAGATGGTAAGTCTCCCAGAACTCGTTTTTGCCCTTGGGCGTACCAATGAACGTGGCCGAGCCCTTCCTGTCCGCAAGCGCTGGTCTGATGACAGTAGGCCAAGCACCAAGAGGGAAGTCAGCCGGTTCATCAAGAACCACGCTGTCAAAGTAAAGCCCACGCATAGCATCATAGTTATCTGCACCGAATAAGCGCAGACGAGCGCCATTAGGAAAATCAATCCTAAGCTCCGACTCATTAACGAGGCAACCAGGAACATTCTTTGTGAACTCCTTTGCGTAATCCCAGACGATAGCCTTCGCCTGTCGATAGTAGGGAGCGATGTACGCAACCCGCACTTGAGTCTTCTCAAGAGTG